AATTACTGGAACTACAGATAACATTCTTGTAGGCGATATTAAATCTAAAGTTGATTCTGGATTATCCTCAGAAGAGTTTGGATTTGGGTTTTCTCATCTTTGGAAAGTAATTCCTGCAAATAGACCTGACACACCTAGCGCTGTTGGTTCAAATACTTTTGACATTTGGTCAAAACAACCACTAGCGTCAGCAGGTGGAACCGCTTTTAATAATGGAACAATGATGGTTTGGGAGATTGAAGAATGAATAACGTAACACTTAGCAACATTCTTTGGGCTGCAGTTCCGAATGAAGGGTTTGGTATATACGGGTCAATAGAAAATGAGTCAGACTACAACAGTAATGTTGTGTACAATGACCCATCAAAAAAACCATCATGGTCAACAGTGCAAGCAGGACAAGACCCAGAGCAATGGAATGTAGTTAAAGCAGAGCGGAAAGGTAAACTTGTTGCTTGTGACTGGACTGTTCTAACTGACGTTCCAATGTCTGATTCTGAAAGAGAACAGTGGGAAGTATACAGGCAAGATTTAAGAAATATTACAACTCAACCTGATCCTTTTAATATTACATGGCCCACGCCACCAGAATAAATGCCACTAATACCTTTTGATAACGTAGGCTCTATAGGAATAATTAAGGATATACCTCCTTATAATCTTCCACAAGGTGCATGGTCTGACGGAAACAATGTAAGATTCCTTGATAACGGTGTAAAAAAGATTGCAGGTTACAAGGAAGTGATGGCTACTTGTCCGTTCGCTCCTTACTACATTCATCCTTACTTAACTGTCGCAGGAACATACTACTGGATAGCCTATGGCGCTACAGATATTGCAGTGTATTCAGGAACTACATGGACTGATATTACAAGGCAAAGCACTTTAACTTTAAATGGCGCTGTACTGGCAAGTGCGGCTACTATTACTGTAGATACAGGAGCGGCATTAACCGCCCTGTCTGCTACTGGTACACTAAGGTTAGGTATAGACACTGGAACTTCTAATCAATACGAAGAATTAACTTACAGTGCTAGAGACACATCGACAGGAGTTATTACTCTTACAGGCACAACAACATATGCTCATCCTGACAATACTGTTGTGTATGTGTCAGGCTCTACAACTACAGCAGATGATGATTATGGTGCTAATACATCTAGTCGTAGATGGACTGCTACTAACCTTAATGGTCTGGTAGTTGCTACCAATGGATTTGATGCGCCACAAATGTGGCCTTTAAATGCAGGTATACCTAGCACTACAACACCTTTTAGAGAATTACAAAATTGGCCCAGTGGTAATTCATGTAAGTCTATTAGATCATTTAAAACATTTCTTGTAGGTCTTAATTGGAACAGGGCTAACCAAGAGCCACGATTAGTTAAATGGTCTACTGAAGCCGCTTATGGTGCGGCTCCTTCTACATGGGATGAAACTGACGCTACTTTAGATGCAGGTGAGTATGAGTTATCTGATACGCCCGGGGACATTGTAGACGGCTTACCATTAGGTGATTCATTCTTAATCTATAAAGAAGATTCTATTTACATTATGAACTATGTAGGAACTCCCTACATATTTTCTTTTAAACTTCTTAGCCCTACTGTTGGCGCATTATCTAAAGAGGCTATCAAAGAGTTTGATGGTGGTCATTTCTTTATTGGTAACAGTGATTGTTATATATGCAATGGTCAGACTGTAACGCCACTACTTCCCAACAAAGTCCGAAGGGCAATGTTTGAAGACTTGTCTGGAGAAAACTATCAAAAATGTTTTGTTGCCGCAGACTATGTGCGTAATGAAATGCTTGCTTGCTTCCCTAGTTCTGGCAGTGATGTAGTAGACAAAGCCCTTATATGGAACTGGAAAGATAACACTTTTTCATTCAGGGATTTACCAGATACGTCTTACATACATGATGGTATTATAGATATAACAGCAGGTGCTACATGGAATGCTAGTACAGAAGATTGGGATCTAGGTACAGGTGCATGGGGTGAAAGAAACTATGATAATGTTAAAAAGAACTTAGTATTCTGTGACGTAACTAATACTAAAATATTTCGTGATAGTTTTGGTAACACCAAAGACGGCACTAACATGGTATCGTATATAGAACGTACAGGTCTTGATTTAAATGATCCACAGTCCGTTAAGTTTGTATCTGCTGTATATCCTCAAATTGAAGTTTCAGGTAACAATACTGTTAACGTCTATATTGGCAAACAAATAAGTACAGAACAAGGGATTACATGGGAAGGCCCAGTAGAATTTAATCCTAACAGTCAGTCTAAAGTATCATGTCGCGTTAGTGGCAAATACTTTGGGATAAAAGTAGAGTCTACTACTGACATAGATTGGAAACTACATGGTGTAGCATTTGAAGTACAGCAACGTGGACTTAGAGGTTTAAGAAGTTATGGCTAATGCTCCAGTTAAAAACATTAAATCAGTTAACAGATGGACACCTAACCCTGCTCCAGTAAATAATGAAAACTTATCTGATTACTTGTTTAGCGAACTAAACAGATTGTCCGATATTATCTTTAACTTAGATGTAATGCGATTAGAACAAACTAACATAGACCCTGCTAATACTACAATCGCAAGTGGTAGGGGCAAACCTAGAGATGGTGATATAAGATATGCGGATGGTACGAATTGGAATCCCGGTAGCGGTATTGGCATTTATGCTTACATTGGGGGCAGTTGGACTAAACTCTAATCTATATGCAGACTACAAGTCTACATTTTTAATAGAAAGAAATAAGTACAGTACATTAAACTGGCTGTCAGATGAGACAAGTAATCACTGGCGTGACGTAGTTATAGAAAAGTTAAACGCTAACGGTGATACACACGCTGATGTAATGGCTAGAAGTTATGACTCTTCGTTTAAAGAGGTGAGCAGTGTTAATAGAGTTGCTTGGCGTGATCGTCTTACTAGGTTGCGTAATAAAAATCTGGCTCCTGTAATGTGGCTTATATCTGATGACAGTCCACAAGCCTACAAGCAAGGACTACAGAATCAGATAGACTATCAGAACCAAGTAGTAGATGCAGTAGATGATCTTGTTAGCCACTACGTTGTATGCCTTGAGTGCGATGAGTATTACTCAGCACAAGAAGTAAACGTACTAATACAGAATCTTAGAAACAAGGGTGTTAATAAACCTATTGGTGTACACTTAACCCCCGGAGTCAAACCTGAATACTATGCTCAAGCAGACGTTATCTATTTGCAAACTGGTTTTAACCTGAGTGAGTCACAATTCAGAAAAAGTATCGAAGAAGCACTTAGGCTTGGTAAGTCCGTTGTCGTATCTGAGTACCACCTCAACGGAACAAGTGCGTTGGCGAAAAGGTATGGAGACATTGCTTGCTCGTACAAGGGAGTTGTGGGAACTGGAAACGGCAGAGGATCAGCAACCTGCGAAACAATGCAGTGGGATCAAGGACAAACAACCAAGTCCGAATGGGACAGATGGGAAGACTTCGTAAAGAAAAACGATCAAGAGTTATATGTATTTGCATTAGCACTGGTTACAGTTAGTGCGGCTAACTTGATTAACCTACCATTTATGGCTACGTTTAACTACGCTACAGAAAACTATTACGAGTTGATGATGGTTAGACCTATTACAGAAACCATAGATACTGGCGTAACAGTTCGTAATGATGGCAAAGTAATGGTATTTGGAAACTGGAGATTTAAATAATGAAAGGAATTAACTATGTGTAATTCAGGAATGGGTGGACAACAACAACTTCAAATACCCGGAGGAACGGGGCCGGCAAATAATATGCAAATATCCGGAGGTCAAATGTATGGGAGTCCAAACCAAATGCCCGGAGGAATAGGTTCAGTAAATTATATGCAACAACCCGGAGGCCCAATGATGCCCATGATGCCACAGCCCGGAGGACCACAAGTAATAGGGGCACAATCTCACGGCAATCTAGGACAACCCCATCAGGCTGCCCCCGGTGGTGGGTGGAATAATATTGGTCAGCCCGGCTTTGCAACCGGTGGACCTAATGATCCTGCCAACGGCGGTTCCGGATGGCAACCCCCACAGCAGAATCCCGGTATGTATATGCCCGGCACTCAAGGCCCATCGCTTGGTAGACCTCCTTTTGCTAATATTCAGAATCCCGGAATGCCTTCTATGGGAGGCAGTTTTAGACCTCCAGTCCAGAACCCCGGAATGCAAATGCCTCCTAGTAATGGACCCGGAACCCTTATAGACGGTGGGCCACAAGGTAACCTTTATAATCCTCAAGGTGCATTCCAAAACTTGTCTGAAGGAACACTGCCTTCAATGAAAAGGTTTATTCAAGCAGGAAAGATGGGTAAAGCAAAACAAGCGTTTGAAGCGGGTGGCGGTACATGGAATAAAAGCGTTCACAAACGATTAAAAAACAAATACGGAACAGGTAATTAATTATGTGTAGTGGAGGAATATTTGGCGGTGGAAATGCTTGGATGCAAAATCATAAAGGCATACTAGATCACGCTCAAAATTTGCATTACGATCACTATCTACAGAGTGTAGGCAAGTCTTTGCCCGGCGCAGTTGATCCTAATAATTATACTCAAGAAGAAAAAGAATCATGGATATCTGCCATGAATGACTTTAACTCTTGGAAAGCAAGGAATGTGCCATTAGAAGAGTCTGGTAAAGCATGGTGGCAAACTTATCCTGCGGCTAACCCTCCGGGTGGCGGCTCTCCTCCCGGTGGTGGCAATGGCCCTCCTCCCGGTGGTGGCGATTCTCCCGGCCCGCCAGATAGAGGGCCATACCCTAAACCTAATAAATATTTTCCTCTCCTTACTACTGAATACACTAGACCTGCCGCTAGAAATTTTGGGAGGTTTATGCGAGCATGGGATCCTATCGGAAGCGCAGAACCTTTCGTCCAACGCTCACCGACTGATCGGTATGGAAATCCATTTAGCATCTCTGATGGACTTTTGTATCAACCTTGGTCAGCAAAATATGCACAGAAGTATGGATTAAAGAAAGGAGTATCACAGTATCAACCTAACATTTTTGGTGTTGGAGATGTTCAATACAAGGCTCCTCCTTTTGGACCATTAAACATTACACCTCCAGAAGAGATATTTACTGAGCCAGAAGAAGAGCCAGAAGACCCCATTAAATAAAATAGGAATTATATGATTCGTCCCGCTGAAACAAAGGACATAAACAAAGTTGTATCGTTAGCCAAAGAGATGCACTTAGAAGGTTTGTACAAAGATATACCTTTCGATACCCAGAAGTTTGTTAGTACCGTGTCATACTGTATGAGTCATGGTTACGCTTGGGTAGGAGAAAAGGATGGTGTTGTCATAGCAGGTATGTTAGCCACTATAGGTGAATACTTTTTTTCTAACGCAAAGATAACAGATGATTTAGGTTTGTTTGTAAGTAAAGATCATCGTAAGACAAGGCTTGCTCTACTGTTGTTAAAGGAATATGTTGCTTGGGGTAAACGAATGGGCGCAAGTGAAATAACTATGGGTTCTACTAATGGACACCAAGGATCAGGACTAAAGAAGTTTTTAGAAAACAGTCTTGGATTTAAACATATTGGCGAAATATACAAATTGAGGAATTAAATATGTGTGGAGGCGGCGGCAGTACACAAGTAAGCACCACTAATGTTGAGCCTTGGGCTGAACAAAAGGGGTATCTGACAGGAGGCTTTGAAAAAGCCAAAGACATATACAATCGTGGAACACCTGCGTATTATCCGGGTGAAACGATTGCAGGTTTTGATCCTGCTCAGAAAATGGCACAAGAGTCTACTCTTAATTATGCCACAGGCCCACGAACTGTAGGTATGCAGGGTGGTGCTGAAGGTGCGCTTATGCGTAGTCTTGGTGGTTACACAGGCTTTAATGCAGGACAAACTGCTGATTTACTAGCAGGTAATGTACGCACTGGAGCAGGTACACCGTTTGGCGCAATGACTGATGCGTTTA